GAATTCGGTTAGGGGCGGGTTCAACAAAGGGGGAGAAGGAACATGATATGGCGAGACGCGGCGCGAAACGGAAGAACCGAGGCTACACGCCCGGCCACAAGCCGGTTAACGACCCTGTAGAGCAGTTGGACCACGGTACGCCCGAACTGCAAGCCCAGCGGGCGAGGTGCGTAGGCGAGGCTTATATCCGGGCATGGGACGGGTCATTGCTGCACCAATGGTTCCTGTCCGAGAACATAGGCCGGAGCGAATACGACGCGGGCCGCAAGTTCGACGCCGTGGCAAAACGATTCCGGTCGCTGATCTGCGCACCGAATCCCGATGCCGGGGAACACGCCCGCCGCGCGCCAGGCATCGATGATCCGGAGGCATTCGCTAAGGCGCGGGACGCCTACGAAGGAGCCTATGAGGCGATGGGATCGAGACGCACGCAACGGGCCGTGGCGGATCTGCTGCGGGACACGAAGCCGGAGAGTTTCGACTACGCACGCGACGGGCTGAAAAAACTGGCCAAGCATTGGGGTATGTGATGCTTGACACCATGTACAGCCTAGGGTATTTTAGAGAAATTGAGGCTTAACACTTGCGCCCGCCCGGCTTGATTGTCGCGGCGGGTTTCGCTTTTCCGCCCCGGCGGCAGGTGCTTGGCACACACGGTCAACTTCTCTCTCCATCGTGATCAGAGCCGTTGTAGTGACCGAGCACCTCCCGGCGGAGCGGCACACGCCGCGCAAGAGCGTAGCGCACTGCAGCAGTATTTCGGCATCGCTGGGAATTTGAACACCCGCCTTACTGCGGTTCCGCGCCAACAATCCAGGCCCGTTCAACTCCGGTTGGCGGGCCTTTCCATTTCCCAACACAGAGGGAGATTACCATGCCAGATTTTGATGACATCGTTGACGACGTGACCACCAAAGCCAAGGACCGCGCCAACGGTATGCGCGCCGAACTGACCGAGAAGAAGCACGGCATCCCGAAATGGCAGATCGCGGCTGCGGTCGTCGGCGTGATCATCGTCATCGGCGCAGTGCTGAAACTGGCGGGGGGCTGAGATGGCCATGTATTCCGCGGCCTTCTCGGCGACAGGCGCAACGGCCGCGCAGGACGTGTTCGAGATCACCGCGTCGGCGGCTAAGGCCGTCCGCATTCTCGAGATCCGCATCGGGCAATACAGCGATGCCGGCGACGCCGAGGCCGAGTTGCTGTCCGTTTTGTTCATGCGCGACCACCCAACGAGCGGCAGCGGTGGATCCGTTCTCACGCCGGTCAAATGGAACCCGCAGATCGGCAGCACATTTGGCGGCGTCGTCGAAAGCAACAACACCACCGTTGCCAGCGGGTCCGGGTCCGAGACAATCCTGTCCGACACGTTCTTTGCGCAATCCGGGTTCTACTGGCGCGCGGTCAGCGACCCGCCGATGGCCATTGTGCTTAAGCCGTCCCAGCGCCTTGTGATCCGCATCACCGCGCCCGCCGACTCCCTGACCATGAACGGCACCGTCATCTTCGAGGAAATCGACTAGACATGCCGGCCGGACGTCCTCCCATGTTCACACAGGACTTGGCTGACGAGATTTGCATCCGCATCGCGGAGGGGGAAAGTCTGCGCAAGATTTGCGATGACGCCCATATGCCGACCCGTGTTTCAGTGTGGCGATGGCTGCGAGATAACCCAGAATTTAGTAGCCAATACGCCCATGCGAGAGAAGACCAGGCTGAGCATTACGCGGACGAAATCATTGAAATCGCTGACACCGATGAGGATTCCAACCGCGCACGTGTCCGCATTGATGCTCGAAAATGGAAGGCGTCAAAGATGGACCGCAGGCGATTCGGCGACGCGATGACGACGACGCTGCAGGGCAAGGACGGCGGACCCATCGAAACGAAAAGTGTTGGCGATACCGAATTGGCTCGCCGCCTCGTGTTCATTCTGGAAAAGGCGGCTAATGCTGGATGATGTCCTTGCTCGCCTGAATGCGCTCTCGTCTGACGATAAAGCGCAACTGGCGCAGGATGTATTGCAAGCCACCGCTTCCCGGAAATGGATTCCTAATCCGGGCCCGCAGACCGAGGCCTATTTCTGCAAGGCCGATGTCCTGCTCTACGGCGGGCAAGGCGGCGGCGGGAAAAGCGAATTGCTCGCCGGCCTGGCTTTGTCGGAGCATCAACGCTCGCTTCTGATGCGGGTGCAGTACACCGATCTTTCCGCGCTTGTGGAGCGGGTCGTCGCCATCGCCGGTACGCGCAAGGGGCTCAATTCGTCGCCGCCGCCGCAGTTCAAGTGGGATGGTAGAACGATCGATTTCGGAGCCGCGGCGACACCGGAAAAGGCGGAGACCTGGCAGGGCAACCCGCACGATCTGATCGGCTTCGACGAGGCCTGTCAGTTCAACGAAATGGTGGTCCGCTTCGTCATGGGGTGGAACCGCGCCGCCGATACCGATCTGGACATTCCGTCGCAACAACGGGTCCGTACCGTCATGGCGTCGAACCCGCCTTTGAGCGCGGCCGGGCAATGGATTATTCCGATGTTCGGTCCCTGGCTGGATCCGATGCACGCCAAGCCCGCCAAATCCGGGGAATTGCGCTGGTTTCTGACCGACCCGGACGGCAAGGACCAGGAGGCCGACGGCCCCGACGATTGCCGGGAATGGAACGGGCAAGTCTACCGGCCGCGATCGAGGACATTCATCCCGGCGCAGCTGAAGGACAATCCGTTCCTGATCAATACCGGCTATCAGGCGACGCTGGACGCGATGCCGGAACCGATGCGCAGCGCGGTGCGGGACGGCAACTTCATGGCCGCCCGCGAGGACAGCGCGTGGCAGGTCATTCCGACCGCCTGGGTACTGGCCGCGAACGAGCGCTGGAAGCAGGGCAAGCCCGCCAATGCGGCGATGACCGCGCTGGGTGTGGACCCCGCACGCGGCGGCAGGGACGAAACCAGCCTGGCCCCGCGCTTCGGGCGGTGGTTTGACAACGTGATCTCGGTTCCCGGCAGGGAAACGCCGACTGGGCCGGATGTGCTGGCCCTGATCGTGAAGACGATCCGCGACGGCGCGCCCATCGGTTATGACCCCATCGGGATCGGCGCCGGCGTCACCGACGCCCTGATGGCGTCCGGCATGGACCATGAACCTCTGAACGGTTCGGCGCGCGCCCTGGGATCGAGCAGCGACGGGCAATTCGGCTTCGTCAACAAACGCACCGAAATGTGGTGGCAACTGCGCGAGGCGCTGGACCCGGATTACGGGATCGACATCGCGCTTCCGCCGGACGCCAAACTTCAGGCCGACCTGACGGCGCCGCTCTACACGACGCGGCCCGGCAACCCGCCGAAGATCTACGTCGAGAGCAAGGAAGACATCATCAAGCGCCTGGGTTCATCGCCGGACCGGGGCGACAGTGTCGTCTATGCCTGGGCGGTCGGGGGCATCGACCCCAAGCCGCGCAAGAACCGGCACGCCTTGCAGGAGCGGAACTGGTCGCCGGACCCGTTCCAGGAAGCCTACAACCCGCTGACTTATGAGGGATGAAATGGAAGGTTACGAGCCATACGAGGCCGAAATTCAGGAAATCAAGGGCTGGCTCGCCACTGGCCCCAAGACGGACGACGAGTTCGACGAATGGACGCGACGACAGGTCAGCCCCGTTGTCGAGAGCTTTGACCCGGATACAGGGATCACCAATGTCCGGCCCGTCATGAATATGGGCAATGTTCGGAGTTTTGGCCCCGGTACGGCCATTCTTGGAAGCATTGAACAAGGCGTAGGCCCTGACACGTGGGCGGGACGGCTCGACCTTCTACAGGCCATGTGTCGTGCCGGTATCGTCAATGCCACCCAGGACGGCGACCATATCGTTTATGAGGTCGCGGCGTGAGGGATGAAATGGAACTGAATCGCCGACAGCTCATCGCTGGGACTGCTTCCGTCGCGGCCGTCGCCGCCGTTGGAGTGAGCCCGGATCAATGGGCTGTGCGCACAGGCACCCGTCCTGTCGAAAAAGAATATCATATTGCCTATATCGGCGAACCAACCATGAAGATGGATTGGGATGCTGGTGTCGCGTTCGGCCGCGCAGCAGCGCGCGATGGTTTGGTCTTCGGCCGCCCTTTCCGAGGACATGAGTGGGATCCGCAACGACAGGACTTCGTCGTGCTGTATACGTGCCCGGTCATCAGCGCATGACCCTAACCTTCGCCCATTCCTATTGGTGCCGCGGCCCGCTGGATACGGCCCTGGCGCAAGACGAGATCGTCAAGGCCATTCAATCGGATGCCGTTGCGCTGAATGTGGCGACCGGCCCGATCGACTGGGACTATATCGACATCGGCGACGAGGGTTGTCCGCCGGTTCCGGACTGGATGCCGGAGGGGGCAAGCCCCCGCCTTCTGGTCGGCAGGGCAACGCCGATCGGCCGGCTGAAGCCGAAGCCCAGCACGGCGGGCGCGTCCTTCCTGGCGGGACTGTCGCACAAGGAACTCACGGAACTGCGCAAGGTGACCAAGCGCGTTGCCAAGACGAACGGCCAAACCCTGACCGATGCCGAGGCCGACGCGATGATCATGAAACTCGGCCCGAAATCGGCGGAGCAGGCCTTGCGCGCTGCGATTGATGGAGAATTGACCTGATGGAACTGCAAACGAACATCGCCGCGAACGGACGCGCGATCGTGCTGTCCGCGATGGCGCTGAATGCGGCGTACCACCTGACCGGCGGAGACAGCCTTCACGCCATGGGCATTCCGGTCGCGGCGTTCTCGCTGGGTTCCGCATACCTCTCGGATCGGGCTTGCCTTTTGGGACACGGAGTTTTTTCGCTCGCGTCCTCCACCGTGTGCATGGTCACGGCGATAGCGTCATGGGCGCTGTTCATCGGCGGGCTGCTCTGATGTGCTTCATGGGAGGTGGCGGCGGCGG